ATTTGTAGTAATAGCATCAAGAGCTGTTCCTGATGAGTTTCTTGGTGTAGCTACTGTCTTGACCCAAACATTAAGGCCATTGTTTCCAAATGTTCCACTAAAGCTGTATTCAATGTAGTCTTTTATAAGCTCACCTATTTCAAATATCACAAAGTTATTATTAGACACTTCGTTCTTTCTAAGCTGATAAGTAAGGCTTGGACTTGTATCGTATGTACCACTAAATATTGATATATCTAAATTACAGTCTGCTAGATTTGCATTTGCTACTTTTATATATACTGGTGAGTTTATGTTTACTTTAAATATTGCCATCTTCTATTGTTTTTTCTGCATCATTTACAAATGCTGCTATTAGTTCATTTGGTAAAGTTTTAAATCGTTTTTCAAAAGGTTTTGTAAAAAACATACTTGGCTTTATACCTTGCTCAAATATTGTCTTAGCTATAGCAAAGTTTAAACCTTTTCTCTTTGCGAATCTACCTCCCTCTTGTCTTGGTGCTATACCTTTTCTTACTGACCATTTATCAAATGCTGATGATGGTGGCCTTTTGTTTGTATATTTAAAAGGAGTGTTATATTTTTTCTTTGTACCTGAAACACCCTGATCTTGATAAGCTCCATATTCCTCCATCAAGAATTGTAAAATAAATCCTGAATTATCAGATAGTATTTTATAATCAATAGAATTATATAAGGCCTTAGAAACATTTTTCTTACCCTTTGTAAGGTTGCTTCGTGATTGTTGAATTACATACTTTGCAAAACTGTTTAATATGTCTCTTGTATCTTGTAATTCCATTAGCAACTGCTTATATCATTATCTATTAGTATATCCATTGTTGCTGCCCATCCAGCTAATCTGTTTTCAAACCTTTCATAAAAAGGCTCACAAGTAGGATCGCCCTCTAATTGATATTTTGTTGTATATAAAGAGCCACCTCTAAGCAGAAGTATGATTCTGTTCAATACTGCTAATTGAGTATTAAGTATGTCTTGTTCATTATCATTACCAACAAATATATCTGTCTCTGCGTCTTTGTATTCGTTTACAACATCCATAGCCATTATGGTTATATTGAAAGACAATGTTTGTTCTTGAGCTGTAACACTATTTACTATAATATGTGCTAGAGGAAATATTGTTTGCTTGTTTAAATCTATTTGTGTTATATCACCAGTTGTTACAGAGTTTACATTACTATCATTTAGTAAGTTTGTTTTTATTGTATCTGTAACTTGGTAAAAACCTCTTATACCTTGATTGCTCATCTCATTTTACTTTTTATTTGTTTCGATTCTAGGTCGCTTTTTTCTTTCATAAAGGTTAGCATTGTTAAACATTTATGTACATTTAATTCAGTGATATTCTCAAATCTTCTAATATCCCCTTGAGAGAGTGCATAAATTGATTGATACCATCCCCATTTTTGCCCAAACTGTGAGAGAGCTGTGAGTGAATGTCCTTGTTCTGTTCCAAATAAACTGTCATAATCTTCGACAAGTCTATCCCTAAACGATAAAAAAAAAACATAGCACCGAAGACTATACTCATAGGCATATCTTTATAAGCATCTTGACCTTGAGCTGTATAATCTTCTATTTGATATTTACCTTTATATGTCTTTGTGATTGGCCTGTACAATACTGCCATAGCCTTTTCTATCTCTTCCCATTTTGGTAAATAAGTATCAAGATCAACATACTCTCCTAAAGTCATCTCATCTAGATTTGGTATAAAACCATACTCAATATTATTTAGATAAAATCTGTTTATAAGTACAGGCTTCTGTTCAAACATATCTGCAAGTATTCCTGTGATTCTATGAACATCTTTGGCTTTCATTTTATAGGCATCTTTAAGTTCTATACCACAGAATATCTCTATCATCTTACTTGCTAAAAAGTTTTCATCTTTATTCTGTTTCTGAATTTCTAAGAACTTCTGATACTGCCAAAGTTTGATTTCTGACAAGTCATTAGGTACACTAATTTTTACTCTCATATATATATATCGAAATCTAAAGTGGATTTTTGACAAAAAAAAAGGAGGCCCTTTTGAGACCTCCTATCATTGAGTTTGTAAAAAACTAAATTAAATCAATTTAAATTAAATTAAACAACTAACTAATTAACTCAATGTGTTCTATAAGTACATTAATTGTAACCATACTCCTAACAAAAAGAATGTGGATAGTATCAATGCTTTGATGAAAAATTTAATTTCTTCCATTTATAATCTGTTAATATCTACTAAATTTACTTTGTGCATATCGACAGCAGATAATTCGTTATACCATTCTGAATTAACCTCATCGTGCTTAAGAGATATTGGATTATTCATATCTGCCTTATTGTTATTAAGAGCAGGATATATAATCCCCTTTTTTATATCTAAGAAACTTCCTACAGATTTTAAATACTCTAATTCTGTAATTTCTACTTTAGGATTTTTGTAATCCTCTGTGTTTATAAATATGTCTATTTTACTCATTGTTTTGTTTTTTAATTAAAGGGGGTTTTTACACCCCCTGTCTGTGTTTTTGAAAAGCCTTAACTCGTCAGCTAAGAACTTAACTTCATACTGCTAATATAATACTTTTTTTAATATAATTAACATTTTATAATAACTTTTTTTATATTTGTTTAAATGAGCAAACTTAAAAAAAAAGTAATTTTTGATATATTTAATTATCCAATAGGTGTTAAAGTTATAGGTAAGGATATAAAAATTCTAAAAGCAAATAAAAGTCAAGCTGACAATTTAGTTTGTAAATATCATTATTCAAAAAAACCAACTACTAATTCTTTTTTATCTTTTTTGGTTTACTACAATAATAAAATAAATGGTGTTTTACAGTTGGGTTATGGTATAAGGCCTAAATCTAAAGGCTACTTTGATTATAAAGAAGTAAGAGAGTTTGATCGTATGTGGTTGTCTGACGAGATGCCTAAATATTCCGAAACAATAGTAATTTCTTGTTTACATAAATATATAAAATTAGTTTTTCCTGAAATTAAGTATTTAATATCTTATTGCGATACATCGGTGGGTAACAATGGAACAGTATATAAAGCAGCAAACTATAAATTAATTGATAAATTAAAAGCTGATTTTTACATTTTACCTACAGGAGAGAGAATACATCCTGTAAGTATGTGGCATAGGCATAAGACTAGAAAATGGGATTTCCTCAAAGAAAAATATAAAGGCATAAAAAAAGCTAAGGGTTTTCAATTAAAATTTATTTACAAACTTAATTAATTATCTTATTGCATATTTACCCTTGTTTGGGTTTTGTAAGGCCATCATTAGTGAGTATCTAGCAGCATCAATACAGTCAGGATGTAAGCCTGTAGCTTTCTGTATATTGTTTCCCTCTTTGTCTTTATCCCATACATAGCCTTGTAATTCTCTTATCATATTCTTTGATCTTGATGTTACATACACTTCATTCTGATTTATAAGGTTTATTCCATATACTATTGAATCTCTGCCTTTTGTTACTGGGAATATTCTGTGGCCATAGTTTCTAAGCTCTTGTATTGACTTAGGCTCTGCACTATCTGCGTATATATGTTCTAAAACTCTATTGTCTGTTAAGAAATTACTTATGTCTCTATTGAGCATACCTTTTCTATAAAGAAGCTCATCAAATATATAAGCATTGTTCCATTTATATAATCTTATGTAGGTTGTAGGATCAACAGAATAACCAAAGTCAAGACCTGCACAAAGAAGCCTAGCATCATCAGGTATCTTATCAATAGACTTCCAGTCAGGAATACAAGCACCCTCTAAGCTACCTATCTCTCCAAGTCCATATACTTTCCACCAGTTAGCCCAATATGTAGATGTCTTAGCTTTTACTTTGGCTTTCTCTATTTCTTTTACTATGGATTCAGGTAGGCTGTTATTGTCTTTGTATGTAAGTGTTAAGAAGTCTGTATCTTCTTGGCCTATCAATTCTTTATCTACCCAAAACAAATTAGTAGGATTATAGTCAAGCCATATATTACCTGATGTTCTTACAGCTAGTTGTTGGTATGCTTCAAAGCTGATATTGTTACACTCATTAATAAATAAGTCTGTTCTCCTAGCACCCCTTAGTTTGTCAGGCTGGTCTGTGCTGAAGAACTCTATATAGCTATAGTTGCTGAATTCGTATTTTAAGATACTTCTATTGAACTTTCTCTCATCGTACCTATTCAAGGCCTTAAGAATGTTTAGAAAGTCTTTTAAAGCCCCTCTACGCAAATGAGGTATTGATTCTGCTACTACACTTATTTCTTTGTATGGGTTTCTTATTGCATAGTCTATGAGTATCAAAAGAACGGCTACTGTTTTTCCAGCAGAAGACCCTCCCCTTATTATTCTTGTTCTTTGATTTAGTGATCTAAGTTTTGTAAGAGCTCTAGTCTTAGTAAACATTAATCTATAAATATTGGTTGGTCATCGTTGATATGAATGTCTTTTGTTTCCTTAGGCCTACCAACATAGTAATTATAATAAAGCTGTACATACTTATAGTCTTTTTTTTCTAACCCCTCTTTGAGAGCTGAAAAGGCTAAACCCTCTAATGGTTTTAGTTTTTCTATAAGCTGTATCTCATCGCTTTTTGGCTTTCTTCCTGACCCAATTCTTTTACCTCCGTGTTTACTCATAACTTGAAAAAACTTGATTAATCAAGATTGTTTATATCTATATATCGAAAAATAATTCAAGTTTTAGTTAGCTTGTATTTCTTTTTGTTCTATCTCATCTATAATGTTTACTATTTTATCTATGTTTTCATTATTTAGATGATTAGCCTTTAATTTGACAAACTCCCTTTTTGACTTGTTGTTTACACCTTTGTTTGTTTTTGTTAGCTGTGTAAGCCACTCTCCTATCTTTCTATTGTATTGTACATTCGTTTCAAATGTATTTACTGCGTGTAGTACAGAAGAATGACTTGATGTCTTTCCTTGTGATTTAAAGAACTCTGCTATTTCTTGTAGTTTCATCTTTTCATATTTGTATAGTACCCAAGCTAGTAAAGATCGTACCTCTACTATCTCTATCTTTCTTGTGTTTTCAAATACATCTAGCTTTGTTATCTTCTTTATTTT